GCGATCGACGTTCTTCACGCCATAGAGGACGTCCCAACGATGCAGGTGCGTATCGTTGGTGCCGTCCGAAGTCCGCCAGTAGCGGATGCTCACGCCGGTCTCCGGGTCCGTCGCGTAGCTGGCCTGACCCGAGAACGGGTCCTGCAACTTCGCGAACACGAGCGCGATCGAGCTCTTGTGGAAGATCGCGTTCTGCGGGTAGGAGGTCGACGCCGTGCCCATCCAGATGATGTTCGCGCTGTCGGCCGGAGCCGCCGTCACGTTCTGGTAGGCTCCGCTGATGATGATCGGGTTGGCGATGTAAAGAGTCACATGGCCCGAACCATCGGCGGTGTAGGTGGTCGCGTTGCTGTTGCCAGCGTCCGGCAGCACCACGAACTGACGAAGGTAGCCGAGGTCGGCCTTCGTCCGCGGGTTGACGGCATTGACGCCAGCCATCGTGAAGACCTCGCCGGCATAGATCGTATGACCGGCAGTCAGGCCCTTGACGAGCAGGGTCTGCTTGTAGTCATTCGCCGAGATCGACAGATAGGTGACGTTCTGGTTGGCCCCATTGACCTGCGACGCGCCACTGGCGGCGCGCGTGCCCGCCGTCAGGTTGACGACCGACTGAGTCATGTAGGGCTGGACGTTGCCGAGCAGCGGCAGCTTCGCACGAGCGAGAGCGTCCTGCGCGACACCGGTCTGGGCGTAGAGACCGGTGAACGCACCGGCCAGCGCCCAATAGTCGGCCGGCGAGAGAACACCCGCGCGGTCGGTCTGCGGAACGGCGAACTCGTCCAGACGCTGCGGACCGGCGAAGAAGTCGGTCGCGCTGTTGATCGTCTGGCCGACGGCGCCGACCCAGCTCGGGAACTCGAGCGTCTGCTCCATGAGGTCCGAGTCGATTTCCTGCGCCAGAGCCGCCGCTTCCGCGTTCATGACCGCGCTGGTGAGAAGGTCATTGACGGTGAGCGTCATTTCCAGCGAAGAGAACTCGATGTCGATGCCGCGCTGCCGGTCGATCGAGATCGGGGCCTCGCCTTCGACCACGTCCTGGACCTGAGCAACGGCACCTTCGCGGATGACGAACTCGGGCGGACGCTTGATGTAGACCGACTGGCCGACCTTCTTGAACTCGTCCTTGAACTCGGTCGTCACCAGCTTGCCCATGACCAAGTTGTTCTTCAACAGCTTGAGCATGACGTTGGCGTAGACCTTCGGGGTCAACAGTGTATTTGCCATGATGGCTTCTCCTGAAAGGATGGACTAACTACTTCTTCTTGGCGAGGATGCCGTCCGCCATCTTATCGAACGAACCGAAATCATCGGTGTCCGCTTCGACTTGGAAACGACCTCCAGCTCCCCGGCTGCGCTGCTCTGGCGGTTCTGGCGCATCGCTGGCCAGCTTGGCAGGCTTCTTCTCAGGCTGCTGCGCGTAAAGGAACCGGCCCTCCAACCGTCCAATCGCTTGCGCCTGCTCGTAAGGGGGCATGGCCGCGATGGCCTTGCTCTCTTCCGGGTTGCTCGCGAGATGGTAGGCCACGTCGGCCCCCACTTCGCTGGACTTCACCATCACCGTCCCGAGAGGCGACAGATGCCAATCACCGCGATCAGCTCCCTTCGACACCTTCTCATCGAAGTCCGGATACCGCGTGGCTATGTCCGGCTTGGCGATGTTGTCCTTCCAGGTGGTCTCCACCTGCTGGACCTCGCTCTTCAGAGCGTCTTCACGCCGCTGCTCAGCGAGTTCCTGCCGCACTTCGAAGCGCGACAGGTCGGCGATAAACTTGCTATCAGCTTCGCCGAATTCGTAGTCGTCCGGGTTTGGGCGCTCATCCGGGCTACGTCCCTTGGGCTGCTCCTCTTTGGGAGGAGTCAGCTTCGCTTCGGCCGCTTCGCGCAACCTGCGCTCTTCGGCCAACTGCCGCTCCGACTCGCGGAAATTGGCAGTTAGTTCGTCGATACGCTCCTGGACCGACGCGCCCTTTTCGTCCTTGGGGACAGGAGGTTCCCCTTGGTCGTTATCGTCGTCTCCAGGAGTTGCGAGGTCGACGTCCTCGGAACCGTCATCGTCGTCATTGTCTTCCAAGCTCTGCTCGAACTCGGAAAAGTCGTCGTGCTCGCCCTCGGCGGGGCCTTCGCTCGGCGCGGGGGCGGGCGCTGGGGCGGGGTGCCCCTCGCCGTCGCGGATCAGGCGACCGAGCCTGCGCTCGTTATCGGTAAGGCGGACGCCGGCGAGTAGATTGGCCTTGAGTGTCATTTTTTCTTTCCTCTGGGTGCGGGGCGGTTGCCCCGGTCGCCTGCGGGGCGAGAACCGGCACCGCGATCTTGGTTCTGGCCCCTAGTAGAAGCGGTACGTTCTGCCAAGTCCATCTTGTGAATTGTAGTCATCGGAGCAATTTTCGCCTCGACCTCGGCCTGCTCGGCCTGCGTGCGCGCCTTGTCGGCGTCGGCCTTGGCCTTCAGAGCGTTAGACTGCGCCTGCTCAGCCGCCGCCTGCGCCGCCTGCATGTTGGCTTGCGCCGTGGCGACACCGGCCTGCGCCGTTTCGACCTCCGCCTGCGTCTGTGCGAACTCAAGCTGGCGCATCTGCGCGGCGTGCTCAAGCTGCGCCTGCGCCTCTTGCAGCTGAGCTTGCTGCATCTGCATCTGGGCCTGCTGCTCGGCCTGCGCCTGCGGGTCGGGCTGGTCAGTTTCGTCAGGCGGAAGAATACCCTCCTTCTTCATCTGCGACTTGAGGCGCTCGCTGATCTCGTAAGCGCCGGGCCAGTCCATATTCTTCACGAGCAGGTCGCCGGCGATGGCGAACAGCTGCGGCGCAGTCTGCACGAGCGTGGTCATCGCGTCGGCAGCTTCTTGGCGCTGCGTGGCGAAGCTCGGACCGGTTTCGATCGTGACGTTGTATTTCCCAGCGGTGATGTTGGGCGACTCGTCATCGTTGGGGTCGTTGATCTTCATCGACAGCCGCTTATCATCGGGGCCGATGTAGAGCGCCGTGCGCAGACTGTCGTAGGCCAGCGGCAACAGCTGATTGACCACGTCACCACCTTCCAGGATGGACTGGTTCAGGTTGTCGTGGTAGATAATGGTGGCGACGTCGCCCTCGGACTGCCGGGCCTTGATGGCGCGGCCACTTATCTCGTTGGAGCGCATCCCCAGCGAAGCATCTTGCAGGCCGGTCGTGTCCTTGATGTCCTGCTGGTTCATCTGCGCTTCTTGCAGCAGAGCGGCGGGCACCGTCGGCGGGTCAGAGCGCTCGGGCTTTTCGCCCTTCTTGTTGTAGATGAGGACCGTCTCACCGGTGATGTGGGCCTGCTTCCACTCGTCCTCGCGGCCTTCCACGGCGTCTTCGCGGGCGACCCACTGCGCCTTCGGGGCCAGCGCCAGCGTTTCAGCGGCGACGCTGCGCCAGTAGTTCTTCAGCCGCTGACTGTCCTTGGCGAAGCGGACCAACCCGTAGCGGATGCGGTCATCGCCCACGCGGATGATGCGGCCCTCGACCTTGATGATGGGCAGGCGCGTGAGCGGGAGCTCGTACGCCTCGCTGAGAATGGCGAAGCCAGTGACCAAGTGCATCCGCGCGTAGGTACGGAAGCTCTTGCGGATCTTCGGCTTGCCGTTCTTGGGGTCGACGTACACCCGGTCCATGTATTCTTCCGGCGCTTTGTCGGTGACGTCTTCCACCTTGCCGTCCTGCATGAGCGCAAACAGGGCGGGCTTGTCAATGAGCTCCCAGAACTCGGTAATGCGGACCACGTCCTTGTCGAACCACCCCGTCGCCGTGACGGTGTTGGTCATATCGTCGCCCAGCGAGCTCGGCGCGGGGTTCTTGGGGAACCGCTTTTCGTAGATGGCCGTCGGCAACACGTCCTGCACGAAGCAGTGACGCGCATCCTTGCCCGTGGGGTCCACCGACATGCGGTCCCAGATCACGGCCAGCGGGTTCGGAATGTGGCGAATGAAGATATCCTGCTCGAACACGTCGTTTCCGGCGTACTCCATGTCGATGCGGAAATTGGAGATGCCGCAGCTGACTTGGTCCTCCAAAGCAGCGTCGTAGACCCGTTCGGCGCGCGAATTGGACTCAATGCCTTTGATGAGACCGCTACGGATCTCCGCCTCTTCGCAAGTGCCGTCCCTGTCGGGCGAAATCTTGATCGAGGTCTTGTTCATGCGCCGGTCGCCCATGACCTGACCCACGAACTGCGGCAGAACGTTGATCGTCAGGCACGGACGACCCTTGGCTTCGCGGTTGGCCTTGGCCGTGGCGTCCCACTGATCTCCGGCAATGAACTTGAGGTCCTCGAGCGCCTGTTCGCGGTTGATGCGGTCATAGCTGGCATCCGCGGCGAACTCATCGCGCACGTGCTTGAGGAATTCGTCAGCGTCCTTGAACCCGGTGGGCACGTAGCCCACGGGTTCTGCGTCGTCGGCGAGGTCTTCGTTGAGCTCGTCGCCGTCGTTGTCCATACTAACCAGACTATTCGCCATCTTCTTCCTCCGTCTGGTTCATCTGGGCCTGCGCATACTCAATGCGGCTGGAAAGCAACTCCATCTCGGCCCGAATATGCGCCACGTTGCGCTCATATCCGTTCTTCGGCACCCCGTCACTCTTCGTGCGGGCCTTCAGCGCGGCCTGGAGCTTGTTCATCTTGTCTTCAAGTGCTGTGGTCATGCGCCCATCCATGCTGTTGCACCCTCCAGCTTGCGCGACCTGCGCCTACCAGAGTGGTCCTCCCCCTTGACATACACCGGCTCAGCGAACGTGAGCGCCACCGCGTCCCAGACGTCGGGGCTGCGCACGCCGCGCTTCCGCATATTCTCCTTCGACTCGAGCAGGATGCGCTGGTTGGAGTCGTACTTGTACGACGGCCCAACGGCATCCGCCTGAAATATGGGCTCATCCGGGATATCCACGCCCATCGGGTCTTCGAGCCAGTCGCGCGACCGCATCCACATTTCGGCGCGGCGGTTCTTGGGGCCGGGGCTGGTCGTACCGTCGTCAAGCATAACGACCGGCTCCTGCGGCTCGCCGCCAAAGTTCACGCCAACTGTTCGGGCATCGTAGACCCTCCCAAAAGACTTGACCAAGTCTACGATGCCCGCGCCAAGTCCACCCGCGTCAATGAACATCCGCGCCGGGTCGTCTTGGTCGAAGATTTGCTTCAGCCGATTGGCTGCCTGCACCACGTCAATCTTCTCGATGGTTTCCTTCTTCAGGATCTTGCGGCCCTGCCGCCACACGATGGCGAACAGGTCATCGCCAAAGCGGCTCGGGTCGACGCCGATGACCAGCGGGCCGACCGGGTCGTCAATGTGGTTCTTACGCGCCCTGAGAACAAGGGCACCCTTGATGAAGCTGTCGTGCCCGGTGGCCTGGAATGCCTCCTGCGCCGTGGCCGGGTATTCCTGCATGAACAGCATCGGGTCTTTGAGCTCGGCGATCTTCGCGCGCCGCCAGCACATTTGCTCAAGGTCGAGCTCGTGGATTTCGGCGTACTCAGCCTCGCTCATGTCTTCGCCGGTGGACTTCTCCACGCGCAGCGAAAAGCCGTCCGGCACGCGGCGGCGGTAGGCGGGCTCCCAGAACCACGGTGAGAAGATAGCGATGTAGTCGCCTATTCCGGCTTCGGCCTGCTGCCAGCGCTCGTAGAATTCTCCGGTGATGCCGTTGGCAGTGGACTCGAGGATGACCTCGGTTCCGGGGATATCTGGAATGGCCTGCATGACTCCGGCGAAATGTTCCCCGGCGTTCGGCCAGAACGCCACTTCGCTTCCGTGAAAGAGCTGGACAGTCTTTGATCGTCCCACGGCCTTCTGCCCAGCGGTCGCCACAGAATATCCGCTATCCAGCTTATCAAACAGAAGCTCTTTCGCATTCGCGGCCCCCGTATGCGGCTTGAGTGGGGTGTGCTCGTGGTAGCGGGCGACCATGCCGAAGAGGTTGTCCGTCGCCGCCTGCTCGTGCGTGAGGATGAACACGCTCACGCCGTGAGTAAGGCTGGCCCTGTGATAGAACCGCGCGCCGACGTAGGTGGAGAACCCCTGCTGCCGCGCCTTGAGGATCAGCGCCCTGACCTTGCCGGTCTTCTTGCGCTGATCCTCCATGGCGTTGTGAGCAAACAGCTGCGCCTTGTTGAGAACAAGGGGAACGACCGACCCGCTCTTGGTCTTAATCTTCAAGCAGGTCGGCGCGTAGTACGGGAAATCTTCCCGCATACGCTTCAGCAGATCAATTTGCTCGAGCTCGGTCATGTCAGCCCATGCCCATCATCGCGCTAGCGATGCGGTGGAAGAGCCCGCCGTGCGGCGGCTTCGGAATAGCCGGGAGGTCCTGCATCGGCGCGGCCCCCGCGTTCGGGTCAATCGCCGGGCCGGGCTGGAACCCGCCCTGCGGCACCTGCATCCCCTGCATGGGGTCGACCTGAGGCTGCGATCCTGGAAGGTGGATGCCCATCGCGCCCAGCAACTGAGCGCCGGGCGAGTTCAGGAAGTTCTGTCCCATTGAAAACGCCATGTCATTGACCTCCTAGGCTGCGACGAACGTAGTCCAGCACGCCGCCGAAGCTGTTCAGGTGATTGGCCGGAGCGGGCTGCGCGGGCGCGGGTTGAGCAGGAGCTCCGCCGGTGCCCACTGAGCTCTGGTGCTTCTGCTCCCGCTGGATCGTCCAGAGACGATACTCCTCGTAGTTGCGGAAGCCCTGCTGCTGCGCGGCGCGGTCAAGCGCGGCCTGACGGGCGGGGTCCATGCCGGGCTGGGGTGCGAGTGCCATGGTAGTCTCCTCAGTTCAGCTTGCTGGGGTCAATGAGTTCCGCGTCTTCAACCTGCGCCTGCTTGCGCCCGGCGTCTAACAGCTCCTGCCCGATTTCGTAGGCGGCTTGGCCAACGCTCTGCTCTTCGCGGCTGGCCAGCTTTTCCAGCAGCGTCTCGAGCGGGAGAGCGTTCGAATTTTCCTGGGCGTTGGTCGGAATGAGCTTGGCCCACAGCCGGTAGAAGTCCGTCGGGTTCTTGCGGCCCCACACGACGAGCGCCGGTACGCCGCCCATAAGGTCGAACGCGAGGGCGAGATCTTCCCGCGCTTGCGACATAATCTTGGGTGACTGCGCCCCACCCTTGCGAGCGGCCGATTGCTTTGCCGTCTCTTGGCGTTGACGCTCGGCTTCTACGAGCTCTTCGAAGTCTGCCTCACCTTCGGCAGCGCGGCTGGCCATCTGCATCGTCTTATAGTTGGCGTAGCCCTCGCGGCGCTTTTGCAAGCGACGCTCGTGAGCTTCCTGCTTCTTCTTGTCTGCAAACTTCACTGGCCTACGGCTCATTCCTACAATCCCTTGCGACTTGGTCAATGGAGAGTTTTCTTCCCCCGGTGCTGCGGCCTATAGTCATGAGCGGAACCGGGCGCGCCGCAACCTACCCCCGTCAGCCGCGCCGTCATGACGTCACGTCGCCACGGAGTACCGAGTGCCCCCTTGTCACGACACGACGCTCGTCGTCACGAGGGAGCGACGTGACGCAGAGTTAACGATGTCGGGGTGCCGACGTGACGCAATCGCCTCGTGTCTCCGGTGCTCTGTCCCTCGTGACGTCCAGTCCATGGTGCTTCGTGTCTCCGGTGCGCCGACGGTCCAGTGTTTACCATGCTTGTTAGTGACCCAGCAAGGGGAGTGACGTCACCCTGACTATTAACCCTCTAAGCCCTTGTAATGGGGGTACAATATCAGATGCTGCCCGGCGTCCCGCAGCATCTGTGTATCCAGTCAGCATAAAAAGCCCTGCAAAAGCAGGGCCTTAGGACCAAGACTGCAACACATAACACATGGTTAACCTACCCTAAGAACAAATTCAAAGTTACTAATGAAGGTAAAGGGTTGTAATTAACAGGGTGTTAAAGAGTTTAGTTACCGGGTAAAGGTAAAGGCTGCGCACCGCTAAGCTGTTAACTGTTATTGGCGGTTTTGCGTGGGTTCGGAGGTAAACAGATATGCTTAATGCAACGGACATGGACACAATTGCGCGGGCACGGACGCTGCTCAGCGCCAGCAAAGACCCAACCGCGCCAGCCCTCGTCGCGGCGCTGCAGACCATGCTGGACGCTGCCACACATGCGCGCGCCACCATGGCGGCCAGTGCAACGGCGCGCGGCGCTGGCAACACTGGACGAGCGCCGAGCGTCGTCTACGAGGTGGAACAGGAACCGGGCTGGCGCGTGCGGGTAACGGGCAGCGCCGCCGCACATGCCAAGCTGACCGAGGCGCTGACCGAGCTTGGCGCTGGGCGGCGCGCGCCGTCGCAGGCAACGCTTGCGGTTACGATGAGCCGAAGCGGCAGCTGGGCAGCGCTGGTAGAAACCGACAACGGAACCGTCGCAGTAACGGTGCGCAAGCTGGCACAAGACATGCAACCTAGCAAGACTCGTGCCAAAAGGACGAAAACTCCGTAGCGGACCAAAACGAACAGGATCGGTACGGGCGCATCAGCGGACCGACGCAACTCCGCAAACAGGACTGAGCGGACTTCTAGGGGGATGCAGATTTGTTCCCCCTGTCGCGCCGCGTCCCCATGGGCGCAGTGTAAAGGACGCCATAATCGGTGACGGTTTTCTTTACACTGCGCTTAGAGCGTATATGGCAGATTTGGCCAAAATAGTGACGGGATACTTTACACTCTGGCCAGCCCGTTAACACTCATTAACCACTGTGAACCGACGTATTGCGTCCTTTCGTCAGTTTGGCACGGTTCCTGCATAGTCTGTTTCGGGCGCGTCGTGCGCCCAGCCGGTGACGGGCTCCAGTCACACCTAGCGGCTAGGGTGCGCCACCCCAGCGATGCGCGGCTAGGCATAAAAAACGGTCCTCAGGCATCACGCGGGGACAAGGGGCAGCGCACCATAGCGCCGCGCCGCGTAGCAGCCCGCACGGGTCAGCCGCCGCCTGCAAAAGCAGGGGCAGGCAGTGGCCAGTGCGCAAGCCAACGCTAGCACGAGGCATGGTAGCACCCATGGCCGCACAAGGTACCGCAACCCCTACATAACACGAATGGGGACCGGGCTGGGAGGCGGCGATAAACCCCGCTAGCGTAGGCGCAATGCAAGTGGCAGGCTGCCACGGGTCATCCATCTCCCAGACTAGGCGCGCTGGCCACACTGGCCAGCGTTGCCCCTTGCCCCTGCCATGGGGGCAACGGGCAGCAACCCGCTGCGAACAAGGAGAATGGACATGACGACCAAGACCAAAAACACTCGCAAGCCCACCGCCGCGCAGACCGCCGCGAACAACGACAAGATCGTTGCCAGCGTCGCGCTCGGCACTGGCGACAATCACCTCGTGAAGTCGGCAGGGGGCAAGGAGTTGGTCATCCCGACGGCGCGCTGGTCCGGAGAAATCCGTACAGCGTCGCTCAGGGGTGCCAGCTTCTCGGCGTTCGAGGCGCTCTGGAGCAAATCCAACACCGCCAAGCTGGCGCGTGGCGTGGATGCTCGCAGCGCGCCGCAGAGCGCCAAGGCTGTCGCGGACGGCGCTGCCAAGCAGAAGGCTGTCGCTCCCAAGGGCGCGGCGGTGAAGGCTGCCAAGCAGCGCACGGAAGCCAAGAAGGCCGACAAGAAGGCCGAGGCTGCCAAGCGTGGCGTCAATCGCACGTACAAGGTGATCGCCAAGCTGGCGGACATCGGCGCGCGCGAGGGTACCAAGCGCCACACGATGCTGAACTGCATCCTGTCGAACAAGACGACGGATGCTGCCAAGCAGTGCTGCGCCAAGGGCGGTCACGAGGCGGAGGCGACTGCCTTCATCACGTGGGCCGCGAAGCAGAACTACATTCAGTTCGCGGACTGATCTGTGTTCCCCAGAGGCTGGGCAGCCTAACCGCTGTCCAGCCCGAGGATGAATTCAGCACGACAATGGAGATGACCATGAGCAAGCAATATCACACGCTCCTAGAGCGCGTTGACGGAGTCTGGGCACCGCAGTTCGGTGACTATGACCGCGACAGCGTGGTCGAGGAGTTCGCCTGCCTGTCCGGGTCCTACACCCGAAAGGACAATTGGCAGATCATCGCGACCGGCAGCAAGCAGGCCGACATCGACGCGAAAGTGTTGGAGCTCAACGTCCGCGAACGCTACGGTCCGCGCCCCATGGGGCGAGGCGCGCAGCTTTTGTGGGAGCGCCAGTGCGCAGCCTATCGGGATGCCCATAGCAAGTGACAGTTTCCCCCAGACCCTGCCCCTAACCGGGCAGGGCGAGGATGGACACTGAAGGAGACCAACAATGGAATGCGACCACGAATGGGTCGAGCTCGTCGATGACGCCGGCGAGCTTGTGGAGCCCGCTGCCGACGTCTGTATCCACTGCGGAGAAACCCGCTGACAGTATTCCCCAGAGGGTCAGCCTAGATGATCTAGATCATCTAGATGACCCCGAGGATGAGCACTGTCGCTCAGCAAGGAGATGACCTTATGAACCCGAAACTGTTTTTCGCCGGATACTCGGCGATGCTGTTCCTCACGAGCGCGCTGTTCGCAGTGGTCGCGGCCGACCCGGCTGGCAAGCTGGTCAACCCGGTCGCCATGCTCATCGCGGTGACGCTGCTCATGGCAGGCTTTGCCATGGCCATCGTGACGATCGTCGTTGGAACCGACAACCGTGCTCGCTGATGAAGCCCATTGGCTCGGCGAGCCCTGCCACCACGTCGTCCAGTTTTACGAACTGCGGCGGCTGGCGCGCATTGCCAAGCGGACCTTTGAAGTCGCGAGGCGTGAGAGGCGTGCCCGCGCAAGGCGCTAGTCCTTCCGGGCTGGCCATGCTACATAGTGCGCAGGGCGGCGCTATGCGCTGCCCATATTTGACGACAGGAGGTGACGATGGAAGTCCGTAAAGACTTTGGCGACCGAATGGCGGCGCTGGCAGATGAACTGCCACGTGGCGCGATCGGCCTATTGCTGAAGGCCCTATTACCGCGCGAGCCCGTGAAGGTCCGCGCCCCCGAAGGCGGCTGGAAGTTCGAAGCTGCCGAGAAGCAGCCGTCCGCGTTCGCCATGGGCCAGCGCAAGCGCCGCATGAAAGGGCGGACGATCGGCTACACGGTCAACAACCCTACGGCGCACCTGAACCACAGACGTGGGACGTGGCGCGCTGCCATGGTGGAGGCTGTGGTCAAGAGCGAAAGCGAATACGCAGCTATCAAGTGGCTCGGTGAAAACTATCCGCATCTTGCGGACAAAGGCGTCTCGCTGGCATGGTGCCGCGAGGTTGGATACATTAGCTGAGGAGTGACGACTATGGAAATGCGAAAGAACGAGTACGCCGGGTCTTGCATTGCGTGCAAGACGCCGGTCGCCGCCTATATGGGCGTCATCAAGAAGGATGCCATCGGGCGCTGGAAGACGCTCTGCATCGACCACAAGCATATCGACCCGGCTGCCGGGTTCACCGCCGAGGCTGCGGTGCCGACGACCAAGGAGCCTGCCGTGACCGAGGAGAGCCTGACCGCCGCAAGCGACCGGGTGATCACGCTCATGGCGCTCAAGATGACCGAGCTTGTGCCCGAGCTGGTCAAGGACAACCTGAACCTTCTGAGCAGGGTGGCCGAGATCAAGATCGCGAAGATGCCTGCCGTCAAGGTGGACATCGCGCACAAGATGCTGGTCCCCGTGCTGACCGCTGTCATTGCGGGCGCGTCGCCCATGCTGGTCGGCCCTGCCGGTTCTGGCAAGACCACGCTGGCTGAGCAGATCTGCAAGGCGCTCGGCCGGAAGTTCTACATGGAAGCCCGAGTGACCAGCGAGTTCAAGCTGATCGGGTTCATTGACGCCCACGGCAACGCTATCCGGACGCAGTTCCGGGAGGCGTACGAGCATGGCGGCGGCTTCCTGTTCGACGAGGTGGACGCGTCTGACGCTGATGCCATGACCGCATTCAATGCGGCGCTGGCCAATGGCATCTGCGCGTTCCCCGACAAGCTGGTCCGTCGGCACAAGGACTTCTTCGCCATTGCGGCGGGGAACACCTTCGGCCGTGGCGCGGACAGGCAGTATGTCGGGCGCAATCAGCTGGACGCCGCCACGCTGGACCGCTTTGCGGTGTTCGAGGTGGACTACGACGAGGCGCTGGAAATGGAGATCGCCGGCGACCCGGTCTGGACCAAGCGTGTCCAGAGCATCCGGGCTGCGGTGGATGCCGAGAAGGTGCGCCACATTGTCTCCCCGCGCGCGAGCATCACCGGGGCGCGGCTGCTGGCCGCTGGGCTCGAACAGACAGTGGTCGAGGAAGCGGTGATCTGGAAGGGGCTGGATGCCAGCAACCGCCAGCGCGTTGAGCAGAGAGTGAGGGTAGCAGCATGATTATGCGCAACGACGACCGCACTTGGCGGGTTCAGTTCGACTCCATCGTGGACGTTGTCCGCTGGCTGCGGGACACGCCTGCCACGTGGAAGGGCTGCGAGTATAGCCGGACCAGCGCCGCGTCCCGTGACTGGGACCTCGGCGTTGGTTACGACGGCGCGCTGAAGCTGGCGCACGACGGATGGCCGGAAGGCGTGGAGAACATCTTCGCTGACATTGCCAGCCTGCCGAACAAGGCTAGGCCAGAGAGGATCTACGATATCGCCGGCGACTTCGCCGACGTGCCTCGTGCGTCTGCCGGCGACCCGTTCAGCATGGTGCGCCGTGGCAGTGGGCACCGTCAGCGCCCGGTGATGACCATCGGCGTGAACACTATCGCCAGCGGCGGGACCAAGGCGCGAGTCTTGGCCATGTACGGCGCGGCGCTGGTCAGCGTCATTGACAAGCTGGAGAACAAGGGCATCCGCGTGGAGTTGTATGGCATGGCCAGCTATCAGCTCAGCCCTTGCAACGTGCGCGCCAGCTGGCTCGTCAAGGGCGCTGGGGATGCGGTGGACCTAAGCGCCATTGCGTTCGGCATCGGGCATCCAGCGATGATGCGCAGGCTCAGCTTCGCCATGGTGGAGCGTAGTCCAGCGCGCATCAATAGCAGCTATGGCCAGTGCGGTCCCATTAACCGGGATGGCTTTGTGGACATAGCGCCTGACGCCTTGTTGGTGGAGGGAGTTGGGACTGCCTATTACATGGGGCAGGACAAGTCGCTGGCCGAGATGGTCAAGGTCGCTGAGCGTCAGCTCAACGAGGCAAGCGTGAAGCTGGGCGGCGAGCCCATTGCGGCGCTCGAGGAGGACGCATGACCCACAAGCAACACCGTCGGGTGCGATGGCGCGTGCGCCGTTGCCTCGACGGCTGGCTGCCCGTAATACTCATCGGCGAAGAGCCGCTGACGCTGAGGGCGCAGCCCGATAAACACTTGGCGCGTGACGCTGCTCGCAGTTACGCTAACCAGATTAGGAACGCGAGTCAATCTTACTAGGGAGTGACGACATGAAGATCAGAGAATATCCAAGCCTCGGCGTTAGCGTAGGAACGTTCACGCCGGAGGAGCGCCGAGCAAAGGTGATCAAGCAAGTCGGTGGTCTGCCGCTTGGCCAGCATCTCTTCGACACGGAGGAGATGGTTCAGCTGGCTGATGCGGTCGGCACCATTGTTGAAGATACGATGGACCGCATTATGGACGATGCGGTCAAGCTCGGGCGCGATGTCAATGACACGGCGGCGCACGCCATGATCTTTCTCGCCTGTCAGGGCATCCGCGAGCACGTGGACCATTTCGCTATGAACGCGGCCGAAGCCCTGTCCATAACGGGCACGAACTTGCTCGTTGAGCGGTTGGGCGAGGATGGTCTGAACCGCATCCTTCAGGCCCACGGCGAAGAGGCGCGCGGCAGCGGGCTTGGGGCCATGCTCTCCCACATGAGCCCTGAGCAGCTGCTTGCGCTGCTTGCGGCGCTGGGCGGCGGGCGCAGGTGAAGCCTATCGGCCCTGGAGATGTTGTCGTAGCTGTCAGAGATGGCGGCTACGACACAGCCGGTCGCCCCGTTCAGAGACCTGAGCGGGGTAAGACCTACCGCATAGAGTCTGTCTACGAGATGCGCTACGGGCTGGGCTGCACCCTCGTGGGCATGGACCCGTCTCCGTATCGGGGCTACTTCCTGCACGTCCGCAAACGTAGCCGCAGTTTCGAGGCAGGATGGTACTTCGAGCGCATAGAGTCGGCGGACAGCGAGTTCACCAAGACCCTTCGCGAATACATCGGGAGTAAGAACTATGACACAGTCACGTGAAGCAGGCGCACAGCCTGACCGCCCTGCCAATGTGGTTGAATTGGCGAAGCATTGGCTTTGGGACATTGGGTGCGTTCACGACGACAGCCCAACCGGAGGCAGCAACAAGCCCTCCTGCGCCTGCGGATGGTCGGGCGAGAGGGTCGGCACCGTTGGCGCGGCTGCTGAATTGTGGGCACAGCACGCGCTCGCCGCACTCTCCAACCCTGCTGCCAGTGACACCCTAGAGATTTGCCCTGCCTGCAACGGTTCCGGCGTCGCTGTGGCCGATCAGACTTGCGGCACCTGCAATGGAAGCGGTGGTGTTGCTGCCAGTGACCGGGCTGAGAAGATGCGGGAGGCGTTGCGCGTCTCGGCTCAAGCATTCCGGCTGCTAGAAGAAACCGCGATTGCCCAAAACGAACCGGACAAGGCCCGGAATTTCATCGAGCTTGGCGACCGTTGCCGCGCAGCACTCCAAGGAGAGAGCAAGTGAGCAAAGAACCATGGCCCATGTGCGAACGCTGCGGCGAAGAACCAGCAACCGATGTCGATGAGCTTTGCGACCCGTGCGGCGAGATGGACGCGATAGCCGATGCCATCCGCGCCCGCGCCAACACCCCTGAGGCAAGCCATGAGTAACCGAAAAGACATTCGCACAAAGGCGGATCGCCGCTGGAAAGTGAGCAAGATACCCGCAGACGACACCGGGACCGAAGAAGCGTTCGCTCGCGACTGGACGCGCGGCTGTGAGAACTGCGGCCAAAAGCCGGTTGTCAACATCACTGGAATGTGTGGGCCTTGCACCTTTGGCGAAAGCGAAACGATGGGGGGTAATTGGTAAGCCATGACCACTGATCCTGCCACCATAGCCCGGACGCTCCCGTCCGTTCTGCGCTTGGCGCTATTGGATGGGTGTTGCTGCGACCATGCGGATGAAATGGTGCAACTCGGGTTGTGGAAGCCCAAGTTCTCCGAGCCATCGCAGTATTACATCACTACGCCCTTAGGCCACGATGTCCGCGACTATCTCAGGAGCCAAGACAATGAGTGAGCTTAAGAAGGCATTGACCGAACTAGATCTGGCCAAAGCCTTCAACGCCGATCTAGAGGAAGAGAACGAGCGTCTGCGCGTGGAGCTCGCGGCTGCCAACAGCAAGATCGAGCAACTACGCGGTGGGAAGGGGAAGAAGGAAGATACGCGCAAGACGGAGTGGTCAATAGACTACGGCACGGAGATGGTCATCCCTTCGTTCGTCGCGAAGATGCTGCTGGAGGAGCGCCACAGAGGAGAAGATCTAAAGCTCCAGAAGCTCCGCGCCAAGTGGGAAGAATATTCTCGCGCCGAGCGGGCGCTTCCTCTGAGCTTCTCTGTGCAGCGCAATCATGATTATGGCTCGATAGTGGTGCGGATGCGCAGAGACGGCCAAGAGATATCTTACTACACCATGGAGGGACGCATGTGGGACGACGTGTGCCGTGATCCCGATAGACGCGCGGGCTACATAAGGGAGGTCACAGTCCTCCTATACCGCACCGCCTACCAAGCTCAGCCGCCGCCAGAAGTATTAGAGACGCTGGCCGTCATGCTGGCTAAAACCCTTAGAGAAGCAGGAGTGCTAAAATATGGCTGATGAAAAAGACATTTTGGACGTGACGGTGCCGGAGAATATTCCGGGCGTCCTGTTCAAAGCCGTGACTGATGAGCTCTACGAGCGCTACCCCATCAGTCACAAGAAGGCGCAGCACGCGGCGCTCGGCGTGCTCGGCGTCGTCTACAAGTTCTACGAAGAAGTCGCAAAGATGGAGGATGAGTCATGATCTGGAAACACAAGTGGGCCATCTCGCTCACGACGCTGGCCATGCTGGCGGCGGCTGGCGTGGGCTACGTCGACGACGTAGTGCTGGGACCGCTGGGGATGCTCCTCACTGCGCCCATAGCCGCGATGCTTGGCCTTGCGGGCGGCATCGGTGGCCACATGCTCGACAACCCCTGAGCAGGCCCACAGCGCCGGGGCTTGCTCACTGGAGCGCCCTAGGGTAAGCATAGCGCCGCAGTTACTCGCTCGCGCCTTAACCGGCGTGGGCGAGTTTTGTCGGGACGGGAAACACTTATGGTTCGTAAGCGCGGCGAGTGGACGACACTCGGCAAAGACAAGTTACTCAGCAGCGGCCTGACCAGCGCACAAGGCGCATCCCTCGGCATGTTTGAAGTCGCCAGCGCCGTGACACTCGACAAGAGCTTTGAAGCACGCCCGGCCCTCGTGATCCCCTACATGGGGCGCGACAAGAAGCCGATGACCAGTCACCCCAAGTGGCCGAACTTCTACCGCATCCGGTATCTAGATAAGCCCGCGTTCGGGTTCAAGGAGGCTGCCGGCGAGAAGGACCAGCGCTACGCGCAGCCCATGGGCAGCGGCGTGTGCGCCTATCTGCCGACGAGCGTTGACTGGCTGGAGATCTCAGCAGACCCCGAGTTCGACGTTATCATCACCGAGGGTGAGCTCAAGGCTGCCGCTGCCAGCGAAGCCGGGTTCCCGACCATCGGTCTGGGCGGCGTGTGGAACTTCCGGTCGAGCCGGGAGGGTACGTGGTTCCTGCCAGAGCTAGAGGAATTCGATTGGGTCAAGCGCACGACCTACGTCTGCTTCGACAGCGACTACCTCAGCAAGCCGAACGTGTGCCTCGCCATCAACGCGCTATGCGCAGAGCTAGAGGAACGCGGCGCGCTCGTGAAGCTGCTGGCCCTGCCCGAAGGCGACGACGGGGCGAAGGTCGGCCTAGATGATTACTTGCTGGCCCACAGCGCCGACGATCTCAAGGAGCTTCTGCAAGACGCTGAGCCGCTGGGAATGTCTAGAGCTTTGTGGCGCATCAACGACGAAGTGGTCTACGTAGAGGACCCCGGCCTCATAGTCATTGAGGACACTCTACAGAAGATGAACGCCGACATGTTCAAGGGGCATAGCCGCTGGGCCACTAGCAGCGCCACAGAGACCAAGGTGAGCGCCAAGGGGGACCTCATACGCGACAAGGTGCCCGCCGCGCCCGTGTGGCTGAAGTGGCCGCTGCGCAGATCGGTGCAGAAGCTGACCTACGCGCCGGGGCAGCCGCATATCACAGACGATCGCAAGTTCAATCAGTGGCCCGGCTGGGGGTCCAAGCCGAAGAAGGGGAACGTGGCCCCGTGGCTCAAGCTGACTAAGTACCTCTTTGACGACGCAGAGGACGGGGTGCTTGAGTATTTCTACGACTGGTGCGCCTACCCCATTCAGAACCCTGGAGCCAAGATGTTCGTCGCCGTGGTTATCCACGGCACTGCGCAGGGCACCGGCAAGACGCTGATCGGCTATACGCTGGGCCGCATCTACGGCACCAACTTCAAGGAAATTGCCGATGAAGACCTAGAGGAGTCGTATTGGGCGGAGAACAAGCAGTTCATCCTCGGCGACGAGATCACTGGCAAGGATAACCGGCAATACATGAACACCCTCAAGCGGCTGATCACCAAAGAGGCCATCGACATCAACATCAAGTTCATCCCGCAGTACGAGCTGCCCAACACGATGAATTTCATGTTTACGAGCCAGCACAGCGATAGTTTCTTCCTAGAGGACAAGGACCGCAGGTTCCTAATCGTCGAAGTG